TAGTCCAACAGACTTAGCAAAGGATGACGAAGTTGTAAAAACAACAAATGGATGTGCGTTTGTAGTAGGCGCTCACAGTTTAATGTTTCTAATAGGAACCGAAGTGGATTATGTAAAAAGTTTAGTTGGTGCTAACTTTGAAATAAACAATCCAAATGCACAGAGTTCATGCGGATGTGGCGTAAGCGTCAACTTCGATATGGATAATTTAGTACCACAGTTTTAAAGGATAAAGAAATGGCAAGACAAGAAGTTGATATTGGTATCGAGGGTAATGACGGCACAGGCGATAGCATCCGTGAAAGTTTCAAAAAAGTAAATACAAACTTTACTGAACTATATGCTGTATTTGGGCTTGGTGGCGCAATATCATTTAAAAATATTGACGATGTTCCTGATTCATATTTAGGAAACACTACTGCAATACCAGCAGTTAACAGTACAGAAACAGGATTGAACTTTTATAAGTTTGTTAGTGATACTGGCAACAATGGTACAGAAAAAGCAGTTAATACAATCAATAACAGTGTTGTTGTTGAGTTTGAGGATGTTGATCCTTCTACACCTAATCAAAGTGGTACAGTTAAGATTATTATAAATGATCCACATATTGAACGTGATCCAGATCCAGTATTAAACGCTCCTTTAAATGCACAAGCGGTAACAGCATACAGTAATGCTATTAATGCAAAACTAAGAAATACCGGAGCAGGTGATGACATTAACACACTTGTTACTGACTGGACAACGACACATCCTGGTGCCGCAGCTATTACTACCGATAATATTATTGTTAGTAAAGGATTCGCAGATGATACATATGTGAACGTAGCAGGCGATACTATGACTGGTGCATTATCAGTACCAGCGGCTGCAACTGGTACACAAGTTCCGCAAACACAAGAAGTAATTACTAGAGCAGGAAGTGAAACCAACAGACGTATGTTGGATACACTGTACCTATCAGATCATCCAAATCCTCTTGAAGGCTTTGGTGCACCAAATGGTAAAGATGATTTACAAGCTGTTACAAAACTTTATGTTGATACACAGGGCTATGCTAGTGCAACAAACATTTATGTTTCAACAGCTGGTGATGATTCACAAAAAGCAGCCCCAGCTGGCCAAGAAGGTAGGTCGCCACAGTATGCTTATAAAACTGTTAATGCTGCTATGGTTAAAGCAGAAGCAATTATCGAAGCTACTCCATACGAACCTGGTCCTTATGTACAGCAAGTAACATACGACGACGGCGCCGTTAATAGTATTATTGATAGTGTTACAGGATATAGCAGTCCTGCAACAGCAACAGCAGCTAGTGATTTAGCTGTGTCTAACACAAATGAAATACAGGAGTTTGTACAAAGTTACATTGCAGTTAACTTTGCAGACTTAACATACGATATACAAATTTGTAAACGTGATGTAAAACTAATGATTGATTCTGTAAGACTTGATGTTAATGCAGGATTAACAGTAAACTATCTATCACGTTGGGCAGGCCTAAGATATAATGCAAACCCAAGTGCAATCAAAGCACAAGTAGATCAAGGAGCAGCCACACGAGCATCTATTGCTGTTGTTAGAGCGCAGTTGGTTAGTGCATTTAATGACGCTAATACAGCAACACCGGGTACAATCGCAGCAAATGTTATTACAGCCTATACAGATCGTTTCAATGAAATTATTGACATTTTATCAGGAACTGATGTAGCACTTGCAGCTACAGGTGCAGGATATACAGTTGCGTTTACTAATGGTACAAATCCAGCAGTTGACCAAGGTGGCGAAGGCAATCCTGATCTCATTGAAGGTAAAATCATTGTAGGAAAGTTATCGGGCGCAAAAGGTATTATTACAGATTATACTCGTAGCGCAAGTGTTACTACTGATAGTGTAGTAGTTGACCTAGTTGAACCGATAGAGTTTATTCCGGGTGAAGAACTCGAATACGGTAATCGAACACGCAACAACCAAATTACGGTAAGAATCGAAAGTGGCATTTACTATGAACATTTGCCTATCAAGCTACCTGAAAACGTAAGTATTAAAGGTGACGAGTTTAGACGAGTTGTGCTACGTCCAAAGCCTGGTGTATCACAGAGTAAATGGAATCATACATATTTCTATAGAGATATCATAACTGATAGTCTTATATCAGCATATTCGCCGGCTGCAACATTAACAAATGTGTCTGCTGCTGATGCGTCACGTGTACTAGGAACATATCAGATAGGAGTAGATGATTGGGGATCTGATGGTTCTGGTGTAAAAGCTACATTCCAAGTTATTGTTTTATCAGGCGGCGCCTGTACTGTAACTATTACAAGCGGCGGCGACGGATTTATTGTTGGCGAAACAATAACTATTAATGACAGTAAGATTGGCGCTGGTGGTGCAGCAGATTTAACATTTGATATTGCAACTACAGGCGGCGGATATCACTTTACACACCCAGTTAGTGGAAAGCAAGGAAAATATGGATATCATTATGTATCAGATCCTAGTAAAATAGCAGACGTAGGAACTGATGCTACAGCTAATGTTGGAAACTTTAAAGACGCTGCAAGGTTGATTGAACTTAACAAAGACTATTTGGTAGAAGAAACTATTGAATACGTTGATGCAACGTATCCTAGTTTAGTATACAACGAAACTAAGTGTCGTCGAGACACTGGATTGATTGTTGACGGCATTGTAAAAGATTTGCGTGTAGGCGGAAGAGAAAACACTCTTACAAACCAAGGCGCATATTATACAGGCGCAGTTGCAGGACAAGAAACTGAAACTGCCGCAGCAATAACAAATTTAAAAGCTATTATAACAAATATTTTAGCTAACGATTCGGGCAATGGATATTCAGGAACAGGTAGTGTTACTCAAATATTTGATGAAGATTATGCAGCAGAAACCGAATCAGACACACAAGCTAATGCATTAGTTGATTGTGTTGCATATTTTAATAATGTAAACTACAACCCTCCATTAAACAACAGTGAAATGGATGTACTATTGTGTAACGATGGTACTATTGTAAGAAACATTACTGTACAAAGACAAGGCGGATTTATGATGGTACTTGACCCAGAAGGTCAAATACTAACACGTTCTCCTTATTGCCAAACAGGTTCGAGTTTTGCACAGTCTAAAGGCACAAATAGAAACTTTGCAGGCGGATTGTTTGTTGATGGATATGCAGGTAATATGCCTGCAACTATTGATACTGTAAATAATGCATTTAGTATTAGCGTAAGCTCACCAACTGATCAAGGTCTATTTGTAAGAAGACCGCCAACACCGTTTCCATTCTTTATTAATGGCGACAGATATCAAGTTAATACAATCTCTGCATATGACAAGGCTGCCGGAACTGCTACTTTCATATTAGATGAAACTAGTAACCCTAGTGATAGTACATCACGAGATATTGATGATATCTCACAAGCAGCAACCGCTGTGATGCGCACAACTATTGCTCATCCGTATTCAGATGCTGATCGTGTTACAATCAGTAATGTTAATGGCATGATTGAAATAAACAGTGCTACATTATATGTTAAGACAACACTTAACCCAAATGAAGTTGAACTATATACTGATGTAGGCTTAACAGCAGGTTATAATACAAGTGCATTTAGTACATACACAGGAGGCGGACTTGCTCAAACATTTGTAGTTGGACGTGGATATATTGGAAGTACTGGTGTTGATATATTTGTACAAAGTGGTGGTAACAGAAGTATGTTAGCAAACGACTTTACACAAATCAACGATTTAGGTTTTGGTGCATTATGTGTTAACAACGCACTATCAGAACTTGTTAGTATGTTTACATATTATTGCCATACTGGTTATCTTGCACTAGACGGTTCTCAAATACGTAGTCTTGGTGGTAACAACAGTTACGGTATCTACGGACTAGTTTCTGCAGGTGCTGATCCTGATGAAGTTGCTACTGATGTTACACTAGGTGCCAATATGGTATTCCCTGGTAAAACATTTAGAGCAGATGGATATTTAGATTTTGCTGCTGCTGTCCCGTCAACAGGCAACGTTAGTGCAGGACAAACACTTACACAAGGTTTGATTAATGCTACTATCACTGCCGTTACACAAGCAAGCCCGGCATCGGTTACTGCAACTGGACACGGACTAACTGATTCAGATTTAGTTACTATAGCTGATGTAGTTGGCATGACTGAACTAAACGGATTGCAGTTTTATGTAGATGTGCAAGATGTTAACACGTTTACGTTGTATACCGATACTGGTCTTAGTAGTGCATATGATTCGTCAACTAATACTGCATACACTAGTGGTGGTACAGCAACAAGAGCAGCAAATGCAACAGGTATCTTAAGTTTCACAGGCGAAGAAGATGGCAGTGGAGATCCTACTAGATTGTATGTGCATACTACAACAGGAACATTCAACACAACAGGAACTATTACTTCGCCTACAAGTACAAATGTTGGCATTCCAGCAACAGTTACAACACTAGACAACGATGCACCAGAAGACTCGTTGTTTATGTATGTGTATGATTTAGAAGAATATCCTCATAACGTAAGTGAAGTTGAAATCCTACACAATACTGGATTATATCAACCATACGAAATAACCAATGCTAGTGATGCTAGTTTTACATTAAGTAGTTATGAGATTGATACAAGTAGTGCAGCAGGTCTCACTGGTACATATACTGCGGATACTGCTATTTTTAGAGTTAAGAAAACACGCAGCGACAACTATAGTGTTGATATTACAGGCGGCGGATCAGGCGCAGGCGCAGCAGGCGAAACAATCATTATTCCAGGTACATTACTTGGTGGTGCTACACCTACTAACGATGCTACTATTACAACAACTGATGTTAACGGTGGAGTAATAGGTGCAGTTAGTGTAACAGGTACTCCTAGATTTGACGACAGTACTCCTGTACGTGATGGTAAAGTATGGAAGTTAAACTTTGGTACTGGACTTGAAGGAACAGCATCAAATGGTTTACAAGAAGATACTGATCACGATACTAAACTTGTGATACGACATAAACAAAACTTCTTGCTTGATGATTTTGGTACAGAAGAATTGCCAACTCGTCCAAGTACAGCATTTACTTTCACGCAAGATACTACAGAGTATGTGTATCGTACTATTCTATTCGGTAATCAAATCACAGATGGAGTAACTACAGAGGCTAACCAACGTATGGTAACATTTGATAGCAACTTTAGATACACTGATTTAAGTGTTGATCAAAGTATAATAACTGCTACTGAAAGTTTCTTTAATGCCAATAGTACTGTAGATTCAAACTACACTGATATTGTACTTGCTGCTACACCAAGTGCAACTGTTACCATGGGTGCTACTGCCGCAACTACAAGCGCAGACGGTAGTAGATTTATTGTAATAGGACAACTAGATGAGACGGAAAGAACACGAATAGCAAATGCTGACATGATCTTTACATGGGGTGGCAAAACTTATCAAATAGATGCATATGCAGAATATTCATACACAGGCGGCAGTGGCACAGCTCAAGTTGCTGTAGTACAGATTTCTGATGTTGCAAATACAGATATTCATTGGCCAGCGCTAAATGCTGGACTTGCTAAAACACTAGTTAACGGTGGCGGCATAACACTAAAAGTAGGATTGGCATCCGGCGAAGCAGCAGAGATTACTGTTAACATCAGTACCAACAGAGCAACAGGACACGATATGCTGGACATTGGTACTGGCGGGTTTAATACCAGTAACTATCCAGAACGTATTTACGGTTCACCGTTTGGATTTAGTCCTGTTTCATCAGGCGATGCTATTGACAGTACTGGTAATGCAAGTGCAGCACAAGTACAAGAACGTAATAAAGGTAGAGTATTTGCCACACTTACTGACCAAGATGGTTTCTTCCGTGTAGGTAGATTCTTTACAGTTGACCAAGGTACTGGTAGTGTTACATTTAACGCTGCACTTGTTCTTACAAACATTGACGGTATTGGCTTTAAACGTGGTGTGCGTGTTAACGAGTTTAGCAACGACGATACGTTTACTGATGCTAAAGGTGATGCAGTACCAACACAAACAGCAACAGAAGGCTATATTGATCAACGTTTAGGCTTTGATAGAGATGGCGCTACAGGCGGCACAGTTATTGGTCCAGGCGTAATGAGTTTAGGCGGTCCAGGATTTAGTCAAACCATTATGAACAGTGACATGAACTTGGGCAGTAATCGTATTACTAACTTAGGAACACCAACTGCTTCAAGTGATGCTACAACAAAACAATATGTTGATCAAAAAACAGATGAGCTAAATGATATCGGAGATGTGACTGTTACAGGAACAGGCGCTCCAATCACTAGCAATATTTTAGCATTTGTAGGAACTAATCAACAAAGTGTAAATGTTGAAGTAACTGGCGATATTGGACTTACATATACATCGGGCAATAGCATTACAGCAAATATTAATAGTGGTGTTATTGTTGACAACGATGTTAATGCTAGTGCTGCAATCGCACAAAGTAAACTAGCACTTGATGATGCTACAGCAGCAGCAACAGCAGGCACAGCTACTAAAGGTATAGCAAGTTTTGATAATGCAAACTTTGAAACTACAACTGGATTTGTTGGCATTAAAACAGGTGGTGTTTCAAACACTGAACTAGCAAATAGTAGTATTACAGTTGGCACAACAAGTATTGCTCTTGGTGCATCGTCAACAAGTTTATCAGGATTAACTGGCTTAACATTTACAAGCGGAACTATTAACGGAACAGTTGGTATCAACATAACTGGTAGTATTACACACACTGGTAACATAGTCGGTCCAGCAAACAGCGGCTCAGACAATGGTGTGAGTATTGGTAGTAGTACAAATAGATACAACACTGTTTGGGCAACAACATTCAATGGTGAAGCAACTGCTGCACTATATGCTGACCTTGCAGAGAACTATTTAGGAGATGCAGACTACGAGCCAGGAACAGTACTAGTGTTCGGCGGCGATGAAGAAGTTACTGAATGTAGTGCAAAAGGTCAAACAAGTGCAGCAGGTGTTGTAACAACAAATCCAGCACACTTGATGAATAGTGCGCTACAAGGTGAACATGTTGTCGGACTAGCACTACAAGGTAGAGTGCCTTGTAAAGTTATTGGTAAGGTTGCTAAAGGAGACATGCTTGTTACAAGTGCTGTACCAGGTTATGCTATTGTCAACAATGCACCAAGTATCGGACAAGTTATTGGTAAAGCAGTTGGAACCAAAGATGATAGCGAACGTGGTATTGTCGAAGTAGTAGTAGGGAGAGTATAATGGCACAAAAAATAATAAATGTAGGTTCAGCTGCAAATAGTGGAGGGGGAGATCCCCTTCGCAATGCTATGGTTAAAATCAACGAAAACTTTACAGAACTATATGCAGATATAACAGCACTTGAAGATGGCGATATTACAACTGATATCAAAGGTAGTGTGTTTGCCGACGATAGTACATTGTTAGTAGATGCTGTAAACGGTATTATTCCAGGATATGTAAGTTTAGCAGACTTAAAAACAGAAGTAGCAGCAAGTGCAGACTTTGCAGACTTCAAAACAAGAATAGCAGCACTTTAAAATGGCGTATAAGTTGATTACGATAAATATTAAAAAGAACAGGATGTAATAATGGCAAATAGATTTCCACTAATAGTAGATACTACAGACGGCAATAGACTAAAAGAAATACCAAGCGGTGATAGCTTAGATTTCTCAAGTGTAGGTATTGCCAACCTAACTAGTCTAAGTGTTAGCGGAGCACTAAGTAGTAGTACAATGGCTACTACCGGAAACGTTTCGTTAGGCGGTACATTAAATGTTACTGGTGCTAGTACAATATCTACACTAACAGCAACCACAATGACTGCAACATCTCTAACACTCAATGGTAATGCTGTTGTTCCGCAAATACAAAGTGACTGGACTGAAACAGATACTGGAAGTGCTGCTTTTATTCTCAACAAACCTGTTCTAAATCAAATCGATAATCTTGATGATATTGGCGATGTTAATGTTGCTGATGCTGTGTTGAATGAGGTACTAACTTATGATGGATTTACTTGGCAGTCGTCGCCAGCAGCTGGTGGAGTTGGGTTAGCTGACTTTAGTGTTGTAACCAATCCAGCAAGTGGACAAGGTAGTTTGATATATGATGCTGCTGGTACATTTACATTTACTCCAGCAAATGCACTAACAGCAGGTTCAGATATCAGTTTGCTAAACAACGACAGCGAGTTCACAACTCTTGCTGTGATTGATGCAGCCAACTATTTACAACAAGGCGATGTCATTGGCAGTGGTAGAATTACAGCCACGCCTTCTGCTGGACAAGTTACATTAACATTCGATGCTACTGGGTTGCTAAGTGCAGAAGTTGACACACTCGAAACTGTCACCGGACGAGGTGCAACTAGTAGTGTTGCAATCGAAGCAGATGCATTTAATCAAGCACCTACAAGCACAAGCACAAATACACTAAAAGATGTAAGTATAGAAACACTTGACATTTTAACAAGTATTACAAGTACATCATCCAACTTTAGTACAGGCGGAAATATAAGTGCAACCACAGGTACTATCACTGGAAATACAGTAACAGCTTCAACTACATTAAATGCGCCAACGGTTGTAGGAGTTGGTTCTTTAACAAATACTTCTACAATCTCTGTAAATCCAGGATCAAACAATGCTCTTAAGATTGAGAGCGGCAGATTAGAATTATTAGCAATCACATTGCCACCGACATCGCCATTAGCAGGACAGATATTCTATGATGGTGGTGCATTCTACGGATATGTAGGCGATAACGGTAGTGGTGGGGCTGGTGCATTAACGTTTCCAGCATTTTACTCAACACTTGGATTACAGCTTCCTGCATTTGAAAATGCTGATTTACCATCAGCAGCAGAAGGATCTAATGAAGGAATGTTAGCATGGGATTTAACTGCTGGTAATGTTGTAGTATTTGACGGAACAAGTTGGTCAAACATATAATACTAGTTTCTGATAAATATATAAAACGGAGACTAACATGGCTATTCAAGATATTAATGTAGGATTACTTGCTAACGACGGCACAGGTGATGATTTACGAGAAGCATTTATTAAGGTAAATCAAAACTTTGATGAACTAGACTTACGAGTTGCAGGATTTACAGATATCACTGCTGCGAACATCGGCGATGCTGGTTATGGAGTATTTGCACAAGAAGTCTCAGATGTATTCCAGTTTAGAAAACTATTAGTTGATCCGTTGTATTCAGATACAATGAGCATACGTATTAGTGATGATGGTAATAATGTTTATTTTGCTAGTGCAACTGCATATACTAGAATAACTGATGGAACCACAAGTGCTGTTGTTTCTCCAACAACATTTATTACAGTTAACGGTACCGGTGCTGCTCAAGCAACAGTAGCAGGAGGTGTTGCTCCTAGTATAACAATAGACAGTTTGCTTTCAAGAGAAACTGCTCCTACATTGAGTGCAACACTAGATGCTAATAATAATGCTATTACCAATATTACTTCTCTTAATGATATTACCATGGCAGAACTTGAACAAGCATTTGAATGGGACTTTGGAGATTTAACAAGAAATAGAACTAGTATTATTGATTTTATTTTGAAATCAATAGATGTTGACTTTGGTACAAATCAAGATGTATTTTCGCCTGCAGATGGCACTGCTGATTTTGGAAATAGTAACGCAACATTTGACGAAGCTTTGTAAGGGGATATAAATGTCATTACCAATCTGGACCAAACTATCAGGATCAGAACTTGCAAGTATACAAGAAAGAACTGATGTTAGCATTGTGCTACCACTAGAAGAAACAAGTGGTATAACAGTTACACTAATATCCGGTGCTTTGCCGACAGGTCTTCGTATTAATGATTATCGTATAAAAGGCGTTGCAGTTGAAGTTAGTAAAACTACCGAGTTTGAGTTTGTTTTAAGAGCAACTAGTAATGACGGTATTGCTGATAGAACTTATAAAATCGTAGTAGAAGGAGCAGATGCTCCTGTATGGCAAACTCCTGAAGGAGAGCTAGGATTAACTAGAAGTTTTAGAAATCAATACTGGGTCGACACATTGAATACCGAGTGGGGCATCTACGAAAGTAAAGTTGTAGGTGGAGCCGAAGCTGATCCAGAATACAACAACGGAGCAATTAGTAATGTTACCGGCGATGGTAGTGATTTCTTCAAACGTGAAGTTACAACCAACGGTGTAAGAATTATGGGTGCTGGCACAGTAGGTGGGCAAACAGCAGTTCCGGATGCATGGCTAGAAAAAGTAGCACGTATGTTTGAGCTGTTTACTGATCCAAATGGCGCAGGTATTAATCAAACATTCCAACGAAATTTAATTAAAACATTAAGTGGTGACACAGGAACTTATCACGCAGGACTGCCAACTATACAAAGAGTAGCAAGAGGTGCCGGTGCAGACTACAGCACAAACTTTTTAACAGATGCTGGCATTACATTTTGGAATCTAACAAACTTGTTTGATACACACGTACAAAATGACATGGTGTGGTATTTGAATTCAACAGGTGATGGGTATGGCGATGGCGATATAGACGCACAAGAAGTTATTGAACACGTATTCCATACACTACACATGCATGGTTTACCTGCAGATGATATAAAACTATACCAGTTCTTAGCAGCTGATTGGCAGTCAGGCGATTTGTATGCGGCAATGGAAGAAGCCTTTGACGCAGGCAAGTGGGATCCATCAGGTTATCAAAGTCCAGCAGATGATTGGAAAACTAATTCAGATGCATTTGAAGTAGCCGCAAAAGAATATTTGTTCTTATTAAACTTTGCTATGTTTGAATACACAGAATTATGGGATGGCGGAAGCCTTGCTCCAGAGTGGACAGACGACATGCGTACACAGTCTGGCATACAAGCAAATAACCCATTAGGTTATGCTTTCCACAACACTTGGATTGCTCCAGTTATTAGTAAGCCATCGCTCGCTACTATTAGAAGCATATTCCAAGATGGCAATACACCGGCACAAGACAATCCGGCCCTAGCAGGTGCGTCAGGATATATTGTTGATGCGCAAGTAGGCGGGTCTGTTGCATGGGTTGTGCAAGATGTTGATGTATATGAAACTATTCCAAGTAGAGAAACTGGAAGTAGTGGTGACTATGCGTATGTTTCTAGTTTACAACAGTTTTGGTATAAAGTTGATACACGCTGGTATAGAATAAACACAACACAGATACAGGGCATATTAGGTAATAATAAAACATTGGTTTTATCAGATTCTGTTCCAAATCCAAACATAGACGACTTTTGGTTGAATACCAACAAAAGCAACGACGGATTAGATCTAATCTTAAAATATTGGGACGAAGCTGCATTAGTATGGAGACCACTAGATTATGTTGTAAGTAAAACTCCGCCGGTATCGCCATTTGAAGATCAGATATGGGTACATATATTTGATGATACATTTGATTTTAAAATAAAAGTCTATAATGATAGCGAAAATATTTGGGAAATAGTTAACGCTGCTTACGGTACAACACCTCCAGATAGACTTAATATTGCTTATTTTATTTTAGATAGCAGTATAGTTGACTTTCAGTTAGAGGCTATTGACAGAGATTTAACAGCAGGACAAAGTCTAAGATATTTTATTGCAGACGACGATGGTGAGTTGCCTCCTGGATTAAAACTATCTGAGGATGGAAAGATATCAGGAATAGTTGATCCATTATTGTCCTTGGATGTAAATGATACAACTGGTTATGATACTGGAGAATACGATACTGTTCCTTTGGATTTAGTTGTACTAGATGACGACGGATACGATAGTTATTTTTATGACACTACATTTTATGGATTTAGTACGCCAACAAGACGTCCTACTAAACTAAATCGCAAGTATACATTTACTGTTACAGTTGAAGATGATACTAGCTTTAGTAAACGTGAGTTTGGTATTTTTGTTGTAGGAGATGATTTCCTACGTTCTGACAATACTATTATGAAAGCAGCAACAGGATTATTTACAGCAGACAACACATATCTGCGCAAACCTATATGGCTAACTTCAGGAAACCTTGGCGTTAAAAGAGCAGAAAACTATGTTACTATTTTCTTAGATGTATACGATCCAAACTCTTTACTAGGAGAAATAAGTTATAATCAACAACCATTCAATGATGATGGTACTCCGAGTGTGCTGCCTCCGGGATTAGTACTTGATGGAATAACAGGTGAGTTAGCAGGAACAGTGCCATATCAACCAGCTGTTAATAAAGAATATAAGTTTACTATTGAAGCATTACGACAAGAAGTCGACAGCAACGATGTGGTGGAAATAAATGCTGGCGTATATGAAGATACACTTACTGGCAACTCTCAAATAAAAATAAACAAACTTCCGATTAATAGAGACGATGGTGTCGACGATTTATTAAGTCTTATAGAAGAAAACATAGTTATTGACAACCTAAGCTACACTATACGCAGTGTTAATGGCGATAACTCAGAGTATGATTTATTAAATCTTAGTAGACCTTTAGAGCCAACATACAAAGCCAAGCGCATTAAGACTGCATACAATAATGCTATTGGACAAGATTATATATACATTCTTGATGATGGCGATAATAGAGTTGCTGCCTGGAAGAATAAAACACTAAACTATAGTGCATCAGAAGTATATGTTTTAGTAGATAACGATAAACAAAATATTCCTGGAACAACTATTACACGCAAATGGCATACGATGATAAGATATACTATCGATGCTGGCGATAGTGCAGGATCATTAGATTTAGATTACAGTGTTGCTAATATAGCAGACACAGGTGATTATGTAGCAGACTTTGAAACTTGGTTAGCAGGTGCAGGGATTGATACTACATACTTGTACAAAAGAGTAAGTGCAACATCTACACAACTAGTATTTGATATTCCAAGAAACTCTATTGTTGAAAATACTATTATGAATCAAAATCTATTTCATACAGATGATAGTGTATATGGAAACTTAGAAATAAATCGTGGACAACAGTTCTTTAAAGTATTTTTAGATAATACACTACAACGTACATTCAATCTATCAAACATATTAGATGAACAATCAGGTCCGCAAATTACATTAGGAGTGTTTAAAGACACATTGATTACTAAGAAAATTGGTGTAACAAATGTCGACACAATAAGTACTATAAAAACATTTACTGTAAACATACTTGGAGAAGTTGATAGTACAGTAACTTGGATAACAGATCCAAACTTAGGTACTATTCCTGCCAATCGAACTAGTTATTTACAACTAGTAGCCAATACCACGTTAGTAGGCAGCAATCTAAGATATGATTTAGTTGGTGGTAAGTTGCCTAATGGATTGACACTAAAACGTGACGGCGAAATAGTTGGAAAACCTAATCAATATACTACAGGAACAACACTTGGGCTAACTACTATCGATAATAGGAATACAACATTTGATAATAGTACTACAACTATTGATAGAAAATATGTATTCAAAGTTCTAGTACGTGATTTGTTTGGTTATAGTAATAGTATACAAGAGTTCACACTAAATGTTACAGACACAGATGATAAGGTATATTCAAATGTGTTTATCAAACCATTTTTAAAACCGGCACAGCGTACAGTTTTTAATGACTTTATCAATGACTACACAATATTTACACCAGAAAATATATATCGTCCATATGACGAAAACTTTGGCCTTAAAAAAGATTTAACTACATTAGTATATGCAGGGATTGAATCTAAAAACCTAGCTAACTTTGTTGCTAGTACTGCATTAAATCACAAACGCAAACGTTTTGTGTTTGGAGAACTAAAAAGTGCAGTTGCTAAAAAAGAAGGCACCAATGAAGTATTATACGAAGTTGTATATGTTGAAATAACTGATCCTCAACAACCAACCAAAGGCAATACAGCAGTATCAATAACATCTCCTAGTGCAAATGATTTAAAAATAAATCAAGTAAAACTAGAAATCAAAGATGACGGTAGTGCTGTTGAAACAGGACTTGATAGTTTTATCATAACAATGCGAGAAGGCGATCCTGTAAAGATAGCTGCTACTAGTGGTAGTGTTCCAGTTGCAACACGAAGTGGAGAAGTTAGTATTACTGCACTTGGACAACTTGAGATAGTGCTGAGAACAGGACTAGTGGTTGTTGTTCGTAGTAGTTCAACTACTACATCAGGCAGCGGAAACCCGTTTAGATTTAGACCAAACACAAATGTATTATCAGTTGACAATGCTGGTGTAAAAGCAAGTCAAACTCAAAATGTAAAAAGATTTATTAGCAACATAGGAAATATGCGAAAACGTATTGCAGATATTGGCGCAAATGATAGACAGTTTTTACCGTTGTGGATGAGAAGCAGTCAAACAACTACAGGACAAGAACTTGATTATATAACAGCAATGCCTATTTGTTATTGCAAACCAGGTACAAGTCAAACTATTATTGAAAATATTCAAAATGCAAAATTTGATTTTACTCAGTTGGATTATGATATAGATAGATATATAGTTGATAGAACAGAAAATAATGAAAACCAACAGTTCATTCTGTTTAGTGATTACAAACTAAATGTATAAATACTGTTGCTAGAGAGGAAATAACATGGCAAGTAACATTGTACCCGATACAATCGACGATACATATCCAGTCGCTGGACAGGATAATAATAGTCAAGGATTTAGAGATAACTTTAATATTATCAAAACAAACTTCACAAGTGCAAAAAGTGAAATAGAAACCTTGCAGGATAATACTGCTAAAACAAATGCAGATAATGTTTTTTTTGAAAACACTCTTTCTAGATATACCAAACTACAAGAAACTGCAACACATGTTGGTCCTACTAATGTTAGTGTTGATACAAACCTTAGTTTTGATGCTGGACATTTTTATACTATAGTAGCTTCTAATGACGTTACATTAACTCTTGAGGATTGGCCAACCAATAACGAATATGCCGAAATGTTAATACAAGTATACGGCGATGGTGCTGTTAACAGAACAGTAACATTTGCAGCAGATTATAGTGCTGGTTCAAGTCAAATGAGAGTTGACGGAAGTACTGAGTTTGGTGGTAGTGCAGCTATTACAACAAATACTGTAGTAACACGCAGTCATCTTGTTAAAGCATTTACATACGATAACGGAACAAATGTTTTCCTACAATATTTAGGAACATTTGCAAACGTATGATACATCCTCATCAGCCTGATTTAAGTGAGTTTACAGAAACACAGCTTGAGGAAAAGTTACTCAAGCTGAATCATATGTATTTTATAACTGATAATCCTGATGTAAGACAGCAAATGATTTTGTTAATAGATGGCTACAAACTTGAAATAGAAGCTCGTAGAGCAGCAGCTAGAAGAAAACAAATCGAAGATCAAGAAGATAATTCACTTGACGATTTAATCAATGTAAGTTAAAATACATGTATGCTTATGAAAACAGATGAACTCGGTATCCCACGGTTTACAAACAAGGACTTAGTTGATATGATCTATACTGGTCATGTTGACAAGTGTCATGTAGTTCTGTGTGAGCAATCAGATGATGTAGATAAGTTTAATGAGGCTATGGCAGAACAGGGTCTTGACAAACTACAAAAATATATTCCACTAGATGTAGATCAAAAGACTTTTGACGGTGTATGTCAAAGTGAATGGTTTATGCCTGATGAATACAAAGACATTAACGTATATGAATACGTATTAGGTAAAGCAGAAACACCCTGTCCACAGCATGTACAAGATCGTATATGGCAAGAATTAGATGCTTTTAGAGAACGTGGCATGAAAGACTTACTACGCTATATGATATATCTTGTAGACTTTATGCGTGAGAATGAGATTGTATGGGGTGTAGGACGTGGATCAAGTGTTGCTAGTTATGTGTTATATTTGATTGGTGTACATCGTATCGATAGTATAAAGTATGATTTAGATTGGCGTGAATTTTTACGATGAAGCATCACATCGAAATGGGTCAATGGTACATTACCCATACATGCAATCTTGCTTGTAACAACTGTTTAAGTTACAACAACTATAAGATAAGTGGACATGAAAGTTGGGAAGACAACGAAGACTTTGTTAAAGCATGGAGTGAACGTGTTTATATAGAGGACTGTAGTATTATAGGCGGAGAGCCCTTTGCAAATCCTGACATACACAAATGGGCAATGGGTGTGCGCAAATACTTTGATACACAGGATTTAAAAGTATGTACAAACGGTACATACTTAGACTTGCATATAGACAATATTAAAAAATGGATAGATGCAGGTATTGTACTCGAAATACAACATCACGATCCTATGCACAAAGAAAAAATAGATATAGCTATACAGCAGATACTAGGCAGCAACACAAATAAAATAAGTGGAAAAGAATGGCATGGTGATCCAGATTACTATGAGGAGTTTGACGAAATATATTTTGTAGATAATCGTGTTGCAATAGTTGTTGTTGGCACATACGATTTTTATACACACACAATAAACGGAGAAGGAAACGCTGAACTTACACATAAACTGTGTGCGTGGCGAGACTGTCATTATTTTTACAAAGGTGGCCTGTACAAATGCGGCGCCCTTGTTGGCGCACAAGGCATGTTAGATCGATACAACTTAAAAAACGCAGATCTAATACAGCAATATCGGCCTGTCAGTATACACGATAATGATCTCGAAACAAGACTAACTAGTTTAAAGTACAGTGTTCCACAATGTGCTATGTGTAATAATGCTAAAAAGATTAAGAAAACATTTCCTGTTGGAATAAAGAAAATAGACTATGAGCAACATATATCTAGTTCAAGCAAGTGATAATCATGGACCCAATAAGTTTTTGCCACTGGCAATAGGCTATCAATGGTGCTATGGCAAAAATGACGACTGGACACTCAAAGACGTTCTTATAGAAAAAATAGAGCCCAAAGATTACGTAGCAACCATGCAGCAACCTGAACTAGTTGCTATGAGCAGTTATGTATGGAACTGGGAATACAATAGAGAACTTGCTAAACAAATTAAACGTAGATTTAGACAATGCAAGATTATTACTGGCGGCCCACAGATAAACAAATACGATCCAGACTTCTTTGACAAGCATCCTATGTTTGATGCGTTTATACACGGCGAAGGTGAAGAAGCATTTAAAAGCATATTAGCAGGTGATGACTGGACAACTATTCCAAACGTACAAACACTGTATCACATGCCCGAGCCGGCAGTGCGTAGAAAAAACATCAACAATATACCTTCGCCTATACTAGAAGGATTCTACGAACCTATTATGGCAAAGTATCCTGCAGATACAATGTTTCAAGTCACTTGGGAAAGTTTGCGTGGCTGTCCTTATCATTGTAGTTTTTGTGACATAGGCGAAAGTTATTGGAACAAACTTACACTGTTTGACATGGAGCGTTGCCGTGCTGAAATAGAATGGATGGGCAAAAATCGTATTGAGTATGTAAGTGTGTGCGACAGCAACTGGGGTATGTTGGATAGAGACTTTGAACTTACAAAACATGTTATTGCAACAAAAAAGAAATATGGCTATCCAATGTGGTGGGACGCAACATGGAGCAAAAACAATCAAGATAAAAACTATGCTATTGCAAAATATGCACATGATAGTGATGTAGACATATTCAAAGGCATTACAGTAGCACTACAAAGTTTCAATGAAAATACACTAGACATAGTAGAACGTTTTAACTTAGACTTTGACGAACTTAAAACTTATTTTGACAAGTATCAAGCAGATGGCATTCCTACATACAGTGAACTTATATGGCCATTGCCCGGAGAAACATTTGATAGTTTAAAGTCTGGCATACAGCAACTAATAGATGCAGGACAGGATAACTATCTAATGATACATCCGCTGGTTGTAACAGACAACTCTCCAATGGGCAACAAAGCATATCAACAACAGCACGGTTTGGATGTACGTAAGATTGCGTTGGATACTGTATACTTAGATGCAGGCGAAAAGTATATCACAGAATACACAGATGTTATATATGCTACAAGTACAGCAGATCACGAAACAGTTATACAAGGGCATTTGTACAGTTGGCTTGTAATATTAATGTATTATTATGGCTGGGGACATTATCTAGCAAAGTATATGCGTAAACAAGATATTTTGGAAACTGATTTGTACTACAAGTTATTTGAATGGATCAAACACAATCCAGGATTATTACACGACGAATATATAGAAACTAAAAAAAGTTTTGAGGATGTATATGCAAAACGTGCGCTGTGGGGAAGACAAGCATTTGGCAGTGATGATATGCTTTGGGAGTACAAAGGAGCAAGTAGTGCAAGGATAAGTAAATCAATACAACTATTAGAAACAGATTTATATAACTTTTTACTAAGTACAAAACTAATACCAGAGTGGAAAGTACGTGACACTGTTGCTCTCAATCTTAGAATGTGTAGAGAAAAGGATATGGAATATCCTATAACTATAAGTGTTTCAAAAGATGTTGCACGTGATATGCTAGGAGTTGACGCAGATTGTATACATATTGATCATTTTGATAAGGCAGAACCAAATGATGATTGGCATAGAAAAGCATATCACTATCAACGAAAAATAGGATATTGGAAATGTATTGCATCAAAAAATAAAAAACCACTTGACAGATGTCATAAGTAATTGTAATATAATAATTGGAGATACGTAAACATGGGAACTAGACAAAAAGGTCGTAAAACATATAGAAGTATGCAAGGTAGAGTTGTGGACTTAGATATGTTGATTAAAAGAAATGAACTTACTCCTGCTGTCGGAAATGCTAGAGTAAATGCTAGAGGCGACGAGTTAGGACCAGGCGGAAAGATTATTCGCAAACGAGAAGACGTTGTAAGAGATTATTATAGCGCAGGCAGTGAGCCAGTACAACACGAAAAAAGTGTAGCTCAGTCTGAAGAGCTAACACAAGCAGAACAAGAAGAGCTAATGGCCTTTGACGAAGAAGTTATTCCCAAAAAACCAAAAGTATCAATACCTGAACCAGCTGCTCCCAAAAAAACAGTAACTCCTAAACCCATATCAACCCAAACAAAAGACGAATGGGTAGAAGATGATGATGGTAATTTTATAAAAAAAGGTGACTAATGGCATTAAATATGAATACAATACAAGGTACTCTAACTCCTATTAACGACAGAGTGATTGTAAGAAATATGTACTTTGGAGAACAAACTCTCAAGAGTGGACTTATCATAACTGACGATAATGGTAAAACTCGTGGCATCTATCCACGTTGGGGCCAAGTACATGCAAAGGGTCCTAAAAATGATTCAGCATATCAAGTTGGAGACTGGATATTAATCGAACATGGACGCTGGACTCGTAGCGTTAAAATCGACGATGGCAACGGCGAGCTCGAACTACGTATGATAGATGCAGATTGTGTATTAGCATTTAGCGATGAAAAACCTGCAGGTGTACAGTTTGGTAAAGAATATAATGATGGCGATCATGCAACGATCTCCCCAGAATCATTTGGAGCAGGTGCATAAATGACAAACCCATTTGAAGATATTGAACGCTTTGGCACAGCATGTGACCAACCAGCAAGTGAAGCAAACTACAAAATGTATCTAAGTCTTATTGACGAAGAAGTTGCTGAGCTTGAAGAAGCAGTAATGGCAAATGATCGTGTAGAACAACTTGATGCATTAGTAGACATCCTTGTTGTTACTATGGGTGCAATTCGTGCAGGTGGATTTGATGGCGAAGGTGCCTGGAAAGAAGTGATGGATACAAACTTTGCAAAGATTGATCCAGATACAGGCAAAGTTCGCAAACGTGAAGATGGCAAAGTGCTAAAGCCAGAAGGCTGGAAGGCTCCTGAACTAGCTCAGTTTGTAAGATAAATATTACAAAGGAGAACTGCCGTGAATAAATCTGATATTAAAAAAGCAATTATTAGAAGTCAACATTGTCAACGTAACTGGGATTTAAGTAAAACTATTCCAGATGAGGATATTGACGTTATAAGAACAGCAGTTGCTGATTGTCCTAGTAAACAAAATGTAGCGTATTACAAAGTTATATTTGTTACAGATAGAGATAAAATTGAACGTATATATGAAACAACAGACGGTTTTATCTCTAACTTTCAAACAAACGAAACTATCACAAATAGTCAAGTTTTAGCAAACTTATTAATAGTATTTGCAGAATCAGATGACGAACCAAAAGAAAATATTTTTGGAGATGTATTTGTTCCAAGTAAGGACTTAGAAAAACCAGAAGACTTGTTGAAAGACAAACACATGGCTGTGGGTATTGCAGCAGGTTATGCAAATATTACATCAAGTATGTTAGGGTATAGCACAGGATGTTGTGCATGTTTTGATCCTGCACAGGTTGCAGAAATATTGGATATTGATACACATGTGCATTTGTTGATGGGTATAGGATACAAAGACGAAACTCGTCCTAGACGTGAACATCACGCAGAGGATTTTGTTTTTCCTACCAAGAAAAAACAAAACATACAAGTGGATAAATGCTAAACGGTAAAATCCTTAAAAATGGAAAGGTACTAGTTCATGCATTACAATGGTATATTGGCCATAGTTGTAACCTAACTTGTACAAACTGTAGTAACTTCAATAACTTTGCCATTAGTGGACAAGAAAAGTTTAGTGACTTTGAAAGAGAAGCACATAGGTGGAGTGAAAAACTTCATGTAAATGACTTTGGCATTATCGGTGGTGAACCTTTTACAAACAACGATTTAGACAACTGGGTACACGGACTACGTGATGTATTTACTTGTAGAGATTTTAGAGTTGTAACAAACGGAACTTTATTATCCAAATATGCAGATAAAATGAAATCTTGGTTTGACAGAGGAGTTACTATTGAACTTAGTTTTCATTCTCAAGATCATGTTCCTAAAGCATTTGCAATCATTGACAAGGTATTAGATGGCAAATATGAAAAGTATAAGGTAACAAAAAATAACTTTATCAAAGATCAAGCACGTCATGCTGGGTGCTATTACGAAGAAGCTATTCTTGTAGGCGATCATCCTGCATTTATAATAAACTACAAAGACAAGTTTATGCCATGGGGTGTAAAGAGTGTCGACAACGGTGTTTATAACTTTTATGAAAGCGATCGAGAACAGGCACATACTGCATGTTGGCACAACGACTGCCCGTATATATACAAAGGTAAAATGTACAAATGCGGCACAGTTGTAGGAGCACAAGCATTTGTTAAGAAGTATCCTGTAAGACAACAAGATAAAGATCTTTATGAAAGTTATAAACCTGTTGATGCGTTTTCAAATACCTTAGAAGATCAAGTATCTGCACTTTCAAATAGCATACCACAATGTGTTTTGTGTCCTATTAACTCCGGCAGTGTAGAAAAGATTTCGCTTGACAAAAAGAAAGTTATGCCGTAATATAAAATATACAAAGCAACAATGAGGCATATTATGATTCACGCAATGATCGACTTAGAAACACTGGATGTAACTCCGCAAGCAACTGTGCTTACAGTTGGTGGCGTAAAGTTTAATCCCAATAGTGATGCTGAACCGCATAGCGAGTTTTACTACAAACTAGATTTAGACTCACAAGATCGTAGTGTAAATGATAGCACCATTGCTTGGTGGGGTCAGCAAGATCAAAAAGTACAAGACGAAGCATTTGGCACAGAAGGTAGAGAACATCAAGATGTGTTTCTTGATAGTTTGCCCAAGTGGATGGTAGGCGTTGATGTACTATGGGGACATGGTTACGGTTTTGATATTACTATCATTGAAGATATGTTGCGGCAGCAGGGCAAACCTATTCCGTGGCAGTTTTGGCAAGTGCGTGATAGCCGCACACTATTCTCAATGGCAAAAGTAGATCCACGTAAAGCAATGCAAAGTGACTTGCACAACGCACTAGCAGATGCTTACTTCCAAGCAAAAGGTGTACAAATGGTATACAAAGAGTTAGGAATACAGCGTTGATACGTTGGTATGATTATCCCGCAGCATTTTTAACAGCAGATCTTATGATGACTGCTGCATTTAGTATTCCGTGGGTTGGCTTTATTGTTGCATATGCTATGTATGAATATGGTTGGGAAGCATATTGTAACTGGAGGTATAAACAAGAATATGAAAGATAGTCCTATTAACACACTACAGCAGTTGATGACAATCACAATGGAAGAGTGTGGAGAACTTACACAACGTTGTAGTAAAATAATGCGCAAGTACGAAACTTTCGACTTGATTGAAGAAGATCAACGTGTTAAACTAGTAGAGGAAATCGGAGATGTACATTGTATGATTGAACTTATGGTAGGACACGGTATTACAGATTGGCGTGAATTACACGATCGTGCAGATGTAAAGAAAAACAAACTTAAAAAGTGGAGCACACTAATAGAATGAAAGAACTATGGGTAGAGAAGTATCGTCCCAAGACGGTAGAAGGTTATGTGTTTAGAGATGATGCACAACGAAATCAAGTAAACACTTGGATCAAAGACAGTACTATTCCGCATTTGCTGTTTAGCGGTAATGCTGGCATCGGCAAGACAACACTTGCAAAACTGTTGTTTAATGAACTCGATGTTAATCCATTAGACATACTAGAGATCAACGCAAGTCGTACAAACAGTGTCGACGATGTACGTGACAAGATTGTTTCGTTTGTACAGATGATCCCATTTGGTGACTTTAAGGTTGTACTACTAGACGAGGCTGATTATTTGTCGCCAAACGCACAGGCAGCATTACGTGGTGTTATGGAGGAGTATCATACTACAGCACGTTTTATTCTAACGTGTAACTATCCTAACAGAATTATTCCAGCTATCCACAGCAGATGTCAAGGCTTTCACATTGCTAAGATTGACCAAACAGAGTTTACAGCAAGAGTTGCAGAGATCCTTATTACAGAAGGTGTAACTCCAGACTTGGATACGCTTGATACATATGTAAAAGCAACATATCCAGACTTGCGTAAATGTATCAACACAGTACAAATGAACAGTGTAGACGGTGTGCTTACAAAACCCAATGAAGGCGACAGTGGCGAAGCAGACTGGAAACTGGATATGGTTGAACTGTTTAAGGCAGGTAAGATTCACGATGCTAGAAAACTGTTGTGTGGTACAGTACGTGCAGAAGAGATGGAAGAAATCTATCGCTGGTTGTATGACAACGTAGAACTATTCGGAAGTGACGCTCAACAGGATCAAGCAGTGCTAACTATCAAGCAAGGGTTGGTTGATCATACGTTGGTTGTAGACCCAGAGATTAACTTGGCTGCAACACTTATTAGACTAGGAGCACTATGACATATATTGTAAATGACGCTTGTATCAAATGCAAACACATGGATTGTGTAGAAGTTTGTCCAGTAGATTGTTTTTACGAAGGTGAAAACATGTTGGTTATAAATCCAGTTGAATGTATCGACTGCGGAGTTTGCGAGCCAGAATGTCCAGCTGATGCTATCCTTCCTGACACTGCACCTGGTGCAGCAGAATGGGTTGACTTCAATCAAAAGTACTCAGACTTGTGGCCAGTTATTACAGAGATGCGGCCTGAGGATGTGCCTGCTGATGCAGAAGAATGGCATGGCGTAGAAAATAAAATGGAGCACTTTAGTGAGGCTCCGGGCAAAGGAGATTAAATGCTTAGTAAACAATGTAAAGCACACTTAGAAGAAGTTAATATGTCAGGCTGGCAGCACATGAAACATGCACTTGGTATTGCATTAAAAATGCAACTGTTGGTTCCTGTTATAATCATACATAGTATTGCACCAAGATTTTTTAAAACTACTGCAACTGATACAATGAAAAGGATCATCAATGATTAGGGCAATACTAGCATGTGATGACAACTGGGGCATTGGCAAAGACGGAACACTTCCGTGGCCACACAACCCTGCAGATCAACAATGGTTCAAAGAGTGTACTCTAAACAGTACAGTTGTTATGGGTAGAGCAACTTGGGACGATCCTGATATGCCCAAGCCTATGCCCAAAAGACATAATGTTATTGTATCAAGTACTATGAAAGAAAACAGTCATGATCGTATCGAAGTAGTACGTCCGGACATTTATAAGTCACGCTGTGTTACTATGGACATGACAGACGATGTTTGGATCATTGGCGGTGCAAGGTTGATTGCTGACAGTCTTGATATTATTGATGAGATTTGGTTAAGCCGTATTAGTGGCACATACGACTGCGATACATTCCTTCCTCGAGACTTGATTGAAACTACATTTGGTCTAGTAAGTAGCCAACGTGAAGGCGATGTATATATTGACAAGTGGAAAGCATATTGAAACAGTATTTAGAAGCATTAGAATATATTTTAGAAAACGGTAAGGATCGTGGCGATAGAACAGGTGTAGGCACACGTGGTGTATTTGGTTATCAAATGCGTTTTGATTTGCGCAACGAGTTTCCTGCTGTAACTACAAAGAAACTTGCGTGGAAAAGTGTAGTAAGTGAGTTATTGTGGTTCTTGGAAGGAAGCAGTGACGAGCGTAGACTTGCTGAAATACACTATGGTAAGCCACGTGAAGAACTAGTAGGTAAAAATACTATTTGGACTGCCAATGCAGACAAGCAAGCCAAAGACTTGGGTTATACAAACAACGATACTGTAAAAGATTTGGGTCCAGTCTACGGACACCAATGGCGCACCTGGGACGCACAACTAGGACACGTAGATCAAATTGCACAAGTGTTAGAAGGTCTTAAATTCGATCCTGACAGCAGGCGTCATATTGTAAGCGCCTGGAACGCTGATCGAGTACCTGTAATGGCATTGCCGCCTTGTCATACTATGTTCCAGTTTTATGTACAGGATGGAGAACTTAGTTGCCAACTGTATCAACGTAGTGCAGATATGTTCCTAGGTGTGCCTTTTAATATTGCTAGTTATAGTTTGTTGGTACATATGTTTGCACAACTGCTTGAACTCAAAGTAGGAGACTTTGTATGGACTGGCGGGGATTGTCATATCTATCAAAATCACTTTGAGCAAGTCAAAGAACAACTTACTAGACAGCCACGCAAAGGTCCAACGCTACTGATGCCTAAGTTTGCAACATTAAACGAGCTACTGGCTACTAATACAAGCGATTATCAGTTGTTGAACTACGATCCAATGCTTAGTATCAAAGCACCTATGGCAGTGTAATGCCACCAACAGTGGAAATAGAAGTTGAATGGCATCAACATTACGCATGGTGGCCAACACGCAGTAGTTGGAGCAAAAAGCGTATTTGGTTAAAGACATATTGGCAAGGCGAAATATTTTATGACGCAATGGGTAGGCCGCCAATCAAGGAACGTTCTTGGACGTTAGTCTACACTGAAAATGAGTATCTTATGATGTTATTAAAACAGGATGAAAAATATAATCATCCTGTTTCAATACGTTCTTATTAAACGTCTCCGTAGATTTCTAATACTTCCTTAACTGCTTCATGTCTTTCAATGTCGCCTTTGTGGAATGTAACAGTGCTAATACGACTAGATGAACTTTTTTCTAAATGTTTTACAAAGTCAAGTAATCCGTTGTCTTTTAATCTATCTGCTTGGGCTAAATCTCCCGTAACAACCATTTTTGAATTTGTACCAATACGTGTTAGTAGCATCTTCATCTGATTTGGTGTTGCGTTTTGCATTTCGTCTGCAATAATATAAGCATCTTTAAAGGTTCTGCCTCGCATATATGCAAGTGGTGATATTTCAATAACACCTTCTTTAATCATACTTTCAATTTCATTTGCATAAAAATGTTCTCTAAACACATCAAAAATAGGTCTTGTCCAAGGTGCCATCTTTTCTTCTAGCGTTCCTGGTAAGAATCCTAAATCTTCGTCAGCACTTACTGCTGGCCTTGTAACAACTATACGTTCTACTTCGCCATTTAAAAATGCTTTGACAGCACTTTGACATGCAAGAAGTGTTTTACCTGTACCTGCTGGACCAATACCAAAAACTATGTTTTTATCCGTATCCAGTAGTTCTAGGACGTATTCTTCTTGGCTGCGATTTCTTGGAAGTATATCAACGTTACGTTGTTTTTTTGGAAGGAAAGTGTTTAGTTTAACAACATTATTAGTGTTATTATTAGATTTAATATGTGCTTGCCTTTTAGCGGCTCTAGCTTTACCCATGTAGTCCTCCTATGAGTTAGAACAGGGTGGTTGTTTCCTTTGCAGGAAACCTTCCCCTGCATCGTATTTACTCTTTTTACGATCATATTATATACGTAGTGAATTATTTTACTAACATTACTATAGGTGATAAATAGTTATAATAAAGCGAGGACCACAATGCCTAATATATTAGACACTCTTGATGTAATAGAAAATCTTAGTTCGATCTATGAAAACGATCGTGCGTTTGCAGTACTCAAAGACTTCGAAAGAGTCATTGATGAGTTAGGATTGTATGTATATGACAACTGGGAGGAAGGCGAACTAGCAGCTGGCCCAGAAATTGATCGTCATTGGGTTAAATGTAGTTTTATGTGGCCAAAGAAATCTATGCCAGATCCTGAAGGCGGCAAACGTTTGTTAGATTACGATTGTAAAGTACAATACGAAAAAACAAGTATTATCAAACCTCGTCAAATAAAGAAACCAGATGACCTTCGTCCTGGAACTAAAAAAGGAAAACTTGATAAAGTTCCAGTATGGCTAGTACATATTACTATGCCTAAAAAATTAATTATTAGTATTTACGGTGGCGATGTTGAAACTATTGATTTACCGGATAATGAAGCACAAGGTGCAGCAGGTGCTCCAGCACCAGCAGGAGGTGCAATGCCACCACCAATAGCACCACCCGCAGCAGCACCGCCGGCTGCACCAGCAGGAGGGGCAGCACCAGCTCCTGCACCAGGAGCAGTATAATGGGATTAAGAGCTAACGATTTACACGACTTGGTAAAATCAGTATTTGAAGTAGATAGTTTTCAAAGTAAAATGGGAACAGACGAAGATATTGTAGTAGTAAGTTTTAGTGTGCTTGACGAACAAGCTGCAAAGGATCTTGTAGACTTTATTGAAAAAGGATACGGCTTTGTACTTGATGCAGATGCTACTCCAGGCGAAATAGAAAACAACGTTTATAAAGTATTTGTAGAGATGGAAAGAAACAAAAAAGTTCCTGCAAATATTTCAAACTTGTTAGATGGCGTCGGAAAACTAGCAGAGATTGATAACTTTAGATTTCGATACCACAAAAGTTTTACAAGTTACGATGCAACTTCAGATAACCTATCAGAAATGATTCCAGCAGATCAAAGTATATACAATGATACTGTTGTGCAAGAAAGTAATATGAATAACTTCAAAGATTTCTTTAGTAAGAGCTTTATGGAAGGTATTGAAATATACGGAGACGAATTAGTAATCAAACGAGCATTTTCTGATGCTGTTGGATTTACTATAAAAGACTTTAATACTACACATTATATAAATGAAAATTTAAGTGAAAAAATAAATATGAACGACTATGCTGAAATATTATTTTTAACTAAATATCTCGGTGATTACAATGTTACCAAGTTTGGCAAAAAAACACTAACACTCGAAAACCAAGGACATACACTTGTCGTTGAAAGACTCTAATATGAAGTACTGCGATAACTGCGGAAGACCTAGTCATTGCGGTACACATATATCACAAGAAACATCAATGGGTATGAATAGCTTACCTATAGGCACATCAATATGCAAGCATTGTAGATGCGGACACTGTACTAATATAGAGGATAAGAAATAATGGCTAAAGAAGATTTCGATTTTGATTTTGAACCGTGGATGGCAGAAGAACTAATCCACAGGAGCGACTGGGAAGAATGGTACGAAGCTATGCTTGAAATACTTCCACTGTGGGACGTAAATACTAT